CATCCCCGGCGAGATCTACGCGAACCCGGCGATCTCCCAGCAGATGCTCGACGATGCTGCCATCGATCTTGAAGTCTGGCTTTCTGACGAGGTCGACACCGAGTTCTCTCGTCAGGAAGGCATTGCCTTTGTCGGCGGCGATGGTGTCAACAAGCCGAATGGTATCCTGACCTATGTCACCGGCGCGCCCAATGCCGCCAAGCATCCGTGGGGCGCCATTCAGGTGCAGAACTCCGGCGCTGCAGCCGGCGTGACGCTTGATGCCATGATCGACCTGATCGCCAGCCTGCCCGAAGAGCTGTCGCAGAACGCGAAGTTCTTCATGAACCGGCTGTCGGTTGCCGCCTATCGCAAGATCAAGGATGCCAACGGCAACTACATCTGGCAGCCGAGCCCAGCCGTCGGCCAGCCGTCCACCCTGTTCGAGGCGCCGATTGTCCAGGTTCCCGACATGCCAGTCGTGGCAGCCGGCAATATCGCCGCACTCTACGGCGATATGGAAGCGACTTACCTGGTCGTCGACCGTGTCGGCATCCGCGTCTTGCGCGACCCCTACACCAACAAGCCGTTCGTGCACTTCTACACGACGAAACGCGTTGGCGGCGGTGTCTACAACCCCGAGCCGATGCGCGCCCTGAAGATCGGCGTCTGATCCAGGCGGCGGGCGTCCTGCTACGCCCGCTACCACTCTGCTTCAGCCCAAAATCAAAGGAGGCCACAATGGCCACGACGAAACAGACCACCGCGGCAGGCGCCGGAACGCAGGTGCCCGAAGCGAACCATCACAATGAAACGGTCTCTGTCACCAACAGCGGTGACAAGGCTCCTGCGGCCACGCCGGAAACCGGCACGGAGACCAGCGACCAGACGGCGACCGAACAGGCGGCGAACATCGCACCGGCCACCGAAGTCGATCCGTCTGGTGCACCCGTCCAGATCGTTCCGGATGTGGACCTTTCGCACCCGGCAGTGGACGCCGATCCGCGCAAGGGCACAACGGTTGCCCAGAACCGGATCGACTTCAACGATCCGACACTGACCCCTGGAGAGGCTGTCGCAAACATGCTTCGCGCTCAGGGCGTCGAAGTCATCACCGACCCTTCCAGCAAGTAAGGTCGCTCCAATGGCAGACGTCGTCATCACTCAACTCGGCCCGCTATACACCTTGGAAGAGGTGAAGCAGCACCTACGCGTCGATACCAGCGATGACGACGCTACGATCCAGGCGTACATGGACGCCGCTGAAAAGACGGTGCTTCAGTACTGCAACGCATCGCTGGTGCCGTATGGTATCGAAAGCATCTTCAAGGTCGCCGCTATGCTGATCGTAAGCGACCTCTACGAAGAACGTAGCGGGAGCAGCGGAGTACCGAAGGCGGCGCAGCTTCTCCTAAACCCCTATCGTTGGCTGCGGGTCTGACATGCAAGCTGGTGATCTCGACCGCCGAATTACGCTACAGCGCGCCACGTCAGCGGCAGGACCGCTCAATGAGCTGGTCGACACGTGGAGCGATCTTGCAACGGTTTGGGCGCGCCGCCGCGATGCGTCCGACAGCCAGAAAATCGAGTTTGTGGCGGCCGGTCAGACCGGATCATTCATCGTCGCCCGCTTCACGGTCCGCTCAAGCACCGTCACCCGCTCGGTCACGCCTGTTGATCAAATTGTGCATGACGGGAAGGTCTGGGACATCAAGGGCGTGAAGGAAGCGGATGAAGGTCGTCGTCGCTTTATCGAAATCACTGCTTCTCGGGATGCCGACTGATGGCAAAGATCACCGTAAAAATCGACGGCTTGAAAGAGCTGGATCGGGCGCTCGGGCAGTTGCCAAAAGCCACGGCAAAGGCGGCGCTGCGTCGTGTTCTCGTCGAGGGGGGCGAGCTGATTGCCAGTGCAGCGCGTAGGAGGGCGCCAGTCGACGAGCATTACCTCTATGAAAGTATCGACGTCTCCACAAAACTGACCACGCGCCAGCGCTCCCTTCATCGGAAGGAAGGCGGGCAGGCTTTCCAGGAGATGTTCGTGGGCTCGAATAACCCTGCCGATATCCAGCAGGAGTTCGGCAACGAGCGTCACGGCCCACAGCCCTTCATGCGGCCGGCCTGGGATTCGACCAAGGATGCAGCACTGGAGCGCATCACGCTTCTGCTTTGGACCGAAATCGAAAAGTCGGCGGCCCGGGTCGCGAGCAAAGCAGCGCGGGGCAAGTGATGGAACAGGCTCTGACTGATCTGCTGGCATCGGTCGCCGGCGGGCACCGCTATTGGGGCCGCGCTCCGCAGAAAGCGACGAGACCGTTTGTCGTGCTCAACCGTGTCGGCGGCCAGCCGAACTATCACATGCAGGGTCCCTCGGGCTTCGTATCAAGCCGAGTCCAGGTGGATTGCTACGCGGACAAGTATACCGAAGCGGCCGCACTCGCCGCGAACGTGACCGCGCTCGTGTCCGGATACCAGGGCGGGACGATACAAGGAATTTTCGTCGAGAGCGAAAGAAGCCTTTCCGCAGCGGACGCGGGAGAGGTCAGCAGCGTGTTCCGCATTTCCATCGACATCACTGTTCTACACGGAGAATAAGACAATGACTGAAGCCCGCATCGGCTACGGCACCCGGTATGAAATCTGGAATGCCACCCTGCCTGTTCCCGCCTTCGTTTTCGTCGCTGAAGTGACCAGCGTTACCCCTGGCGCTGCATCGGCAGACCGCATCGACGCTACGCATATGATGAGCCCCGGCCGTCGGCGCGAGTACATCGCCGGACTGATCGATAACGGCGAGGCCTCGTTCGAAATCAATTGGGTTCCTGGCAGCGCGACCGACGAGCTGCTGCGCTCGCTGATGTCGTCCGGCGTGACCGTGCCGCACCGCATCACGTTCCCGAATGACGTCACCGTCACCTACGACGCGGCGATCACCGGCTACGAGAAGGAAATTCCCGTCGATGATCGAATGACGGCCACGGTCACTGTGGCTGTCTCCGGTGAGGAAGAGTGGGGAGAAGCCGAATAATGGCAAACAAGGAACGAGGCGAAGTCGGCTTTGAAGCCGCAGGCAAGACGTGGACGATGAAGATCGGCACGGGCGCCATGTGCGAGATCGAAGCGGAAACCGGCAAGAGCATTTCCGAAGTTGGACAGGCGCTCAACAGCGAGAAAACCGCCAGCCTGACGCTGATGCGCGCGGTCTTTTGGGGCGCACTACAGCAGCACCATGATGGTGTGACCATTCGCGCATGCAACGATCTGATCGACGAGCTCGGCGTGCAGCGTGTCGGCGAACTGATCGGCGAGGCGTTCCAGCTTGCCTTTCCCCAGAAGCAACCCGGCACCAAGAAGGATGCCGGCTCGCGCCCCAGGAAGGCGACGGCAGGATAGCCTGGCCGTCGCTGATTGCGGCGTGGGTAGAAGCAGAACAGCCTTACGAGCTGTTCTGGCGGCTCACGCTTCGCGAGATCGGGAATACTCTTCGGGGCGTCACCGACAGAAGAATTCGGGAAAGAGACGAGCGGATGTCTCTCGCCTGGCACATCGAGGCATTGGCCCGTGAGAAGAAGATGCCCAAGCTCGACAGCATGCTGAGCAGCAAGAAGCGGCCGGCCGGCAAGAAGATGACAGCCGAGCAGATTGAGGCTGTGACCCGCAGTTGGCTGACCTCGCGACACAGGAAGAAGTAGATGGCATCAGCTGTTATCGGCGCGCTCCGCGTGAACCTTGGCATTGACAGTGCCGAGTTTCAGAACGGGCTGAAGAAGGCGCAGGCCAGTCTTGGCGGTGTCGGCAAGGCGATGCAGTCGGCGGGAAAAAGCATGTCCGCCTATCTTACTGCACCGCTTGCGGCCATGGGTGCGTTGACGATCAAGACGGCCGGCGACTTCGAATCGTCGATGAACCGTGTTCAGGCAGCAACCAGTGCGTCAGCTGAACAGTTCTCGCAGATGCAGAAGCTCGCGTTGGATCTGGGGGCAAACACGTCCAAGTCGGCTTCTGAGGCTGCCGACTCCATGGAGATGCTGGCAAAGAACGGTGTCGGCGCCGAAGACATCTTGAACGGCGCGGCGGCTGCATCGATCAAGCTATCGGAGGCAACCGGCGGCGATCTATCAACTGCGGCTGACGTTGCCACGAACGTCATGGCGCAGTTCAAGATCGAGGTGAAGGATCTCGGCAAGGTCGTCGACGGTATCACCAACGTCACGCTCGCTTCGCAGTTCGGGTTCAACGACTACAAGGACGCCCTTGGGCAGGCTGGCGGCGTGGCTGGCGCGCTTGGTGTCAGCCTCCAGGAGTTCAACGCAGCGATCGCTGCCACCTCCTCGGTGTTCAATAGCGGCTCCGATGCGGGCACCTCGTTCAAGACCTTCCTGACAACCCTCGTGCCGAAGAGCCTGGCAGCGCAGATCGCGATGAAGGAACTGGGGCTCGAGTTCTTCAATGCCGATGGCTCGATGAAGTCCATGTCGGCGATTGCCGAGGAGCTGAAGACTGGTCTTGCCGGCTTGAGTGACGAGGCACGGAACAACGCAGTCAAAGAGATCTTCGGCATCGATGCGATGCGGACCGCCATCGCGCTTGCGGATCAGGGTGCGGCTGGCATCGACAAGATGACGGAGACCGTCGCCCGAACCGGCTCTGCGAACGAACAGTCTGCTGCGCGCATGAAGGGCTTCAACGGCGAATTGGAGAAGTTGAGCGGCGCGCTCGAAACGCTCTCGATCAACATCGCCAACAGCGGCCTTCTGGCTTTCGCCACTTCGCTGGTCAGCGCACTGGGCGGCCTTGTCGACAAGCTCTCGGAGACGAACCCTGAAATCCTCAAGTGGGGAACTGTGGTGGCAGGTGCCGGCTTGGCTCTTGGCCCGGTCGTTGTCGCGGCCGGTCTCTTTGTGTCGGCAGTGGCCGCGATCGGCGCGCCTGTCATTGCGACTGTGGCTGCTGTCTCGGCGCTCGCTGCTGCAGGGATCGCGCTCTACACGAATTGGGACCAGGTGCAGGCGTCGTTTCCCGGTGTAGCAACTGCCGTCGAAACAACGCTGGCCGTTATGAAGGTCAGTCTTACGGGCCTCCTTGAGAACGCTCGCCTGATGGCCTCCGGTGTCGCCATGGCGCTGACCGGGGATTTCGCAGGCGCGTGGACGAGTGCGCTCGCGCTGGTGAATAACTTCTGGCAGACCTTCGGTTCCATCGCGGACACGATCGTGCCAGGCTTCACGGCAAAGGTGGTGGCTCTGGTGGAAAGCGTGAAGCAGATGGCAACCGAGATCGTCGCCGCGTTCACGGCACTGCCCGGACAGATGATCGCGATCGGCGGGCAGATCATCGACGGTCTCTGGCAGGGCATCAAGGCGAAGGCCGAAGCTCTCAAAACCAATGTGATGGGCATTGCAAGCAGCATTGTGAGCTGGGTTAAAAACCCGCTCGATGTCCATTCGCCGTCTCGCGTGATGCACGAGATCGGCGTCAACGTTATGCAGGGTCTCAGCAACGGCATGACGAGCTCGAAAGCTCCTGTCCTCGCCGTCGCCGGCAGCACGGCATCTGGGATCAAGACGACATTCGACGGCCTCGATGGTGTCGGTTCCAACCTTGGACAGGGAATGGAGAGCGCGTTTTCCGGTATCGGCTCGTCGATCGCAGACGCGATCAAGGGCACGAAAGACTGGAAGGATGTCGCACTGGATGCGATCCGCAGTGTTGCCAGCAGCCTGTTGTCCTCAGTGACATCGCAGATGGGTGGTGGTGGCGGTGGTCTCGGCGGGATCTTCACCGGATTGCTTGGCGGTCTGTTCGGTTTTGCGAATGGCGGCTCGTTCAACGTGGGTGGCGCCGGCGGTATCGACAGCCAGCTGGTCGCCTTCAAGGCAAGCCCCAACGAGACTGTCAGCGTCACCAAACCCGGCCAGAGGACAGGCGGCGGTGGAACTCTCGTGTTCTCTCCGACCATCGACGCTCGCGGCGCGGACCAAGCGGGGCTTTCCCGGGTGCAGCGCCAGCTCGACGACATGCAGCGCAACTTTGGCAAAATGGTCGATGCGCGTGGCAAGGTGCGCGACACAAGAGGGGTACGTGGCTGATGGCTCGATTGCTGGATTGGCCGGTTGGTCTTGGCATCCGCGCGCGGCGTCCTCTGTCCGGACCGCGCTCGAAGGGGGCCAGTGGTCGGCAGGAGAGCATCGGCGGCCGATATCAGTCTGTCGCCTCGGCATTCGGCTACTGGAAATACGAGATCGTCTTGCCCGTGGCGCGTGGCCGGCTCTATCGCCGGATCGAAGGCCTCGTGACGGGCTTGCACGGTGGCGCAAACGCGGTGCGGGTAGCGTGGCCGGTTCCGGATGGTCTGACCTTTAAAGAGGCCGGCACGGCGGTGACGACCACGCAGGAGCGGCGTGGCATGCCGTGGCAGAACGGAAAGCCGTGGTCGAACGGAAAGAACTGGAAAGTGTCGACGCCGACGGTCGCAGTCGCAGCCCCGAGCCCGTTCGACGCTACAATTATTCAGCTGGCTCCGCAGTTCTGGGGCCACAGCCTTGGACCTGGCGACGAGGTTGGCTTCGTCCCGTTTCACTTCGGCAAATACATGATCACGCAGGACCAGGGCGACGGCATTTACAGGATATGGCCGCCGCTTCGTAAAGCCATCACCCCGAGTGATTTTGCAACGCTGGAGCCAACGCTTGCGATGACGCTCGACAACGAAAGCGGATCTGACCTCTCCCGAAACGTCGATGTCGGCGAGGAGACGACGCTCACCTTGTCGGAAGTCTTCGACTACGACGTTCGAACCTATTTCACGGACTGACCATGACCGCTGACAGACGCGAGGAGATCATCGGCATGCGTCGTCGCGATCTCGCATCGCTGCACGCCTCCGAACTGAACCGAGCGCTGTTTCCAGCCCCGGAACGGGACGACGACGCGATGACCGGTGAAGAAAAGTCGCAAATCCAAAGCGCGGTTACCGCACTGGTGAATCAGCACCGGCAAGAAATTGCCCAGTGGCAACAGGCGAACGGCTGATCATGCCCCTTTTTACCGACGAGGACCGCGCGTTTCTGCGGCGACCGCATATCGCTCGTGCGTGGTTTGCGACGCTGTATCTGCCGAGCGGCACGTGGAACGTTCATAACGGTGTCGGCAAGAAGTTCGTCGGCGGGATTGAATGGAGCGGCGTTTCCGATCCTGCTGGCCGACAACTGGTTTCGGTGTCTGCGGTCGAAGATCCCCGCTTCGGGCAGGCTGCGAAAATCGACATCGTGCTTTCCGGCGTCAACATCGAATTCCTGCGCTCGGTCAAAACGACCGCTCGCGAGATCGAGGGCGCAATTGCTGATGTCTATTGGTGTGCGTTCGACCAGGAGACGCAGGAAGTCTGGGCTGGCGGGCTGAAGAAACTGTTTCCCGGTTATCTGTCGGCTCCCAAGCGTCAAAGCCAGGGCATCGGCATGCGACTGGTGTCGTTCACCATCGAGACCATGTGGCAAAGCCAGAATTTTCCGTTCGGCGGGCGCTGGACGTCAGCCGATCAGCGGCGTCGGTATCCCGGCGACAAAGGGCTGGATTACGTCGGCGTCAAGGTTACGGAGATCATCAAGGCATGACCGATGTCCGTGCAATGCTCAAAGAGCATATCGAGGCGACGTTCGAGCGAAAGGCCGTGTTCGGCGTCGACGACTGCACGCCGTGGGTGGATGCCTGGCAGGCGAAGTTTACCGGCGCCCGCTTCATGGCAAAGCCTGACTGGAGCAGCTGGGAAGAGGCGAAAGCCAAGATCGATGCGGCAGGCTCACTCTGCGCGCTCTGGGAGGAAGCTCTGTTCGGGACGTCCTTCACCGAAACCTACCAGCCCTCGTTCGGTGATGTCGGCATCGTGGAAACGCGCATCACCGGGCAAGTGAGTGGCATATTCCTCGACCACGGCCGGTTTGTCTGGCGGGTCAATATCGGCGTCTCTTTCCTGATGCCACGGACGATCGTAAAGGCCTGGACGTTCGATCGATGAAAACAACACGATTGCTGCTGCTCACAAGTGCCGCCTGCTGGGTTGGCGCATCGCCTGCCCATGCCGGCATCGAGAGCCTGATCATCGGCATCCATGGCTTTCTGCTTTCCAGCACCGCGATCTCGGCCGCTGCGACGGGCGCGCTTGCAACCGTGATCGGTTACGGCATTGCCGGCGCGGCCGTAGTTGGGGCGGCACTCCTCGGCGGTCAGCAAAAAGGCGGCGCTGTAAAGCCGGCCGATGCCAAGAGCAATTTCGAGACGGGCGAAAGCTCCGTCATCGAGGGCGTGGGACGCGTTCGGGTCGGAGGCTTGAAAGCCTTTGGGAACACGGACGGCAGCACTCGCGCACGGCTTTTATGCCGGCTGCAGGGGCCGATCGATGCGGTAGAGACCTACTACCTCGGTCAGCGCGAAGTGACTGTCGAGGCGAACGGCGATGTCAGCTCGCCGCCATGGGCGCGCCGGGGCGGCTCATGGTGCAACTGGCAGGACAAGATCGGGACCGGGTCGGAGAGCGCCTGGGCGGGCCTCATGTCGCTGTTCCCGTCGCTATGGACCTCTGCGCATCGCGTCCGCGGCATCGCCCAATCTCAACTGCTGTTCTACAACCCCGGCCTTGAGGAGAAGAAGTATCTTTCTCTTTATCAGTCCGGCGCACCTGAGAGCGAATGGGTTGCACGGGCATCTCGCATCTACGACCCCCGCGTTGGCGCCGTAACTTGGACGGACAATGGACCGCTGATCTGCGCGCATGTCCTGCGCCGTGATCCGGCTTTTACATTCGAGCGGTTCAATTGGGCAAAAGTGGCGGAGGCAGCGAACAAGGCCGATGTCCTCGTCTCGACCCTGACCGGCACGGAGAAGCGTTGCCGCCTATGGGGCATGTGGGCATGGGAGAGCGAGCGCGGTGAAACCATGCGCCAGTTCCTTGACTCCGCGGGTCTCGAAATTCGTCTCGATGGCGACGGGCTGATCTACTTCGAATTCATCGATGACGAGATCACGCCGGAGATCTCGTTCACGCCAGCCGACATCTACGACTACTCCTGGGCGGCCGGTCCGGAGGCAGTCGAGCGGCCGAACATTGCAAGGGTGAAATTCTATTCGCCTGAGCGCAATTACGAGCTGTCCGACCTGGTGGTCGAAGACAAGGTTGCCTGGGCAAAGATCCAGCCGGAAGTCGATAAATACGGCCCGAAATATTTTGATCTCGAATTGCCGTTTTGCCCCTCGGCCTCGCAGGCGCAGCGGATCCTGCGCCGAATGTTCGCTCTTGAGCGGGCCGATCGCGGGACGATGATCACCAACATGGTGGGGCTTGCAGCATGGGGGTTGCTCTACGCTGAGATCGAGGAGCCGGATCTCGGTGACATAGAACTGCTGCGTCTGGCGGCACCCAGAGTTGATGATGACAACGGGTCCGTCGAAATACCCTTCACCATCTGGCCCACCCTGACGCCTTGGAACCCGGCGACGGACGAAGCGCCGGCGCCCGATCCGATCCCGGAACTCGGCTATGAAACCGACATGATTACGCCGGCTGCTCCGACCGCGGCGCTGCAGATCACATATCCGGGTGGCGCAAAGGAACTGCGTGTTTCGTTCAGCCTTCCGGATCAGGACTATGATTTTGTCGAGGCGACTTACCGCACATATGCTGGCGAGCTGCCGAGCGCCTACCAGTCCATGAGCGAGTATCCGTCCACCACCACGGCAACAATGGCGTATGACGGCGTCAACGTGCTTGGCCAGACGATCGACGCCCGGGTGCGGGTGTTCGATGGCGAAGATGGGAGCTATTTTTCCGAGCCTTTGAACGTGGTTGTTGGGGAAAACAATACTCTGCCCGCTGCGCCGACACTCGTTAGCGGTGGCGCGAATTCGGACTCGGGAACGGTCACGGCTTCTATCAACATCACCGTGCAGGCGGGTCAGATCCGTGTTGCGGCCATCCGCTTTCAGCGCCGGATATCGTCATCCGGTTCCTGGTCCACCGTGCTGACGCAGAACAGCAGGCCGAACCAGCAGATCAGCTTTTCCGAGATCATTTCCACCGGCGGCGGCGTGCCGCAATGGCGCGCCCAGTCGATCGTGTCCGACGGTTCTGCCGGCGACGAGCTTCTCATCATTCCATCATCGTCGGGCGGCGGTAGCGGCAGCTAAACCACAGGGGCATTTCATGGTTGTTTTGACAAAGCGGGCGGAGCAAATCTTTGCTTCCGTTGACGAGAGTGGCGCTGCTCGCACGATCTCCGAGACGGAGGTTGCGGTATGGGGTACCGAGCTTGAATTAGGTCAGGCTATCGTCGAGCAGAACAGCCAATTGGCAAATTCGCCTCTGGTATACGGCGCAAAAGGTAACGGCGTCATCAACGATGCTGCGAAGTATGCGCTGGCTGAAGTTGCAAACGATAACATCTTTCTTCCCTCCAATACGGTATTCAACCTCGGATCCGCGGTCCCAAGTAAGCCAGTTTACGGACCTGGAGCTGTGAAAATAGGAGCGAACATATACGGTGGCGCGCAGCTAACTTATGATCCTTACAGGACGCAAGTTTGGCTTACACCTGAAAGCTTCTACCGCAAGACCGGTGGGTTCCCTGCGGGCAATCAGCATTTGAATGTTATCATCTCACCTGCTGGGCCGAGCAAAACCACCTCGCTCAATCGAACGACGATCGTCGGCAACGCAAACGCGATCAGCGCGCTTTCTCTCGACCGGGTCGAAATTTTTGGCGATGGAGCTGGTAGGCGCATGATGCGCGGTGAGAGAAACAGCTTGTTTGGTAGCATCTCCGGAGAGCAGCTCGGAGCACAAAACACATCGGATCATAACTATTGGAACGACGCCGGCGGCTTCGTACCCGGCCAAGCGGGCTGGAACTACCAGGGCCTCGAGACTGATAACCCTGGCATCAGCGCTAAGATTGCGTCGTGGATAGCAACCAATCCTTTTGCTGTGTCGAACGCTGATGTTCGTGCGATCGTCGGGATGGGTCGTGATTCATGGAACGCTGCGCTTATCGGGCAGAACAGCACCGCTCTAGGGTACCTTGCTGGGGCCGGTAATCTCAAGCCTGAGGGAATGACGCTGGTCGGCACACAGGCCAATCAGCGAGGCATTTTCACAACGAATTCCACGATCGGCGGTTACATGTCTGCCCAGAAGTGGCAGGAAGGCACCCGCGGGACCGGGTGGGGATATCAGAACGCTTCTTCGCTCGTCCGCGGTAGTCAGTGGACGGCCATCGGTGCTTTCGCGGGTTCTGAATACACTGACTTGGACGACAGCATCCTATTAGGATTTGGAGCGGGCAACGGGCTCGGTCTTACCCAAGGAAATGGCATTCTAGCCATTGGACTATCAGGGAACCCGCTTGTTTCCGGGAACCTGAAAGCCTCTGGTGGATCCTACAGCGGGCCGAACCTGGGGGTCAATATATCGCCGCCCGGCATCAAAGGTACGCTGCATGTTCGGACTAGTGACTTTGGAACGGCTGCCGCTGCCCATGTAAATGCCGACGACCTGGTCGTTGAAAGCAGCGGCAACACTGGGATTTCAATTCGCTCTGAGGTCGCTGGGTTTGGCTCGCTGTTTTTTGCGCGCCCCGGCGTCACCAACCGAGCGGGCATAACTTACAATCACTCCGCCGAGGTCCTGACGCTACGCTCCGTGTCTGGTGACAGAGTGAACATCAGCAGCGCTGGCATTGGCTTCAATGGGAATGCGGCGCTCACTAAACCAACAGTCAGCGGCGCGAAAGGCAGCAATGCTGCGCTTGCTTCCCTACTCACCGCATTGTCCAACTACGGGCTGATCACGGACAGCACGACAGCCTAAGAGGAGATCGAAATGGCAGATACTTGGGAACATGGGAAGATCTACGCGCGGCCGGCGGAGGTTGATGGAGAGTACAAGCTCCTCACCTGCCTTATTCGCGCCGACGATGACGAGCCCTATTTCGACGAGTGGAAAACCGTAGATGGGTCGACCCTTCGCTTCAGTTCAGTCAAAGCTGCGACAGAGGAAGTTCGCCGCCGAAAGCGGGAGCAGGAGCAGGTCAAACAGAACGCAACCGCGGCGGCCATCGAAGCCGATACCGAAATCAAAATCTAAGGAACAGTTGACTATGAAAATCGACCATGAGCGGGACCGCCAAGTACTCCTTGGCCTCATTCAAAACTCTACCATTCAGGGATCTACAGTCCTGATCGTCGCGGACCTTGTGCAGCGAATCCAGTCCGCAGAAGTGCAGGTTGATGAACAGGAGGAGCTCGACGAGTCAGACCGTAGCGATGCGACTGAGAAGGTTGGCTAGCAGTGCTGTAGAGCTGAGGTCGCTCGCCGCAGGTTGAAGATTCATGCCGCATCTCGTAAAGCCGGACCACCTCCGAGCGGCTTCGCGTCGGTTTTTTCCCTGGGCGCGACCGAGGTACACGCGCTTCGAAGTGTATTTGCCCATTGTGCATCGTCGCCTTCCCACCGACTCAGATCTGGCCTGTGATAGAAAAGCTTGATGCCGCAGGGGTCGGCGTCGGCCAACATCCGATCACGACGACTTACCACGACCACCTCTGTAGTAGGTCCAAACATGTAGCGGAGGTGGTCGCTCATGCTGTTCAGCTGCGACATCTGGAATACGGCACTTATCGTGCGCCCGGTCTCGCAATGTTTCTCTAAGTCGTTTTGAGTATTCGACATGACTAAAATCAAGCGCCGGCCTTTCACGGCCTTGTCGAAGCGTTCCCAGCGCATCAACATAGTCTCACGAACGGCGGCATAGGTTGCGTCGATATCGAACTGTCTGCTTTCTGTTTTGAAGGCGTGCCAGAAGTATATGTTATGGAGCGGCCAGTACGGCTTTCCGCCTCGCATAATTAATTCCCCCTTGTCAGGGAAGCGTTTCGCGCTACGGAGTAGGCTTAACGTCGAGGACGGCTGCGATATAAGCCAGTCCAGGGGCAGCGCTTTCACCTTGAGTGAGCGATCGTTGGTTACCTCTCGTAGGAGACCAACGCGCTCACGAATTTGGTGGGAGGTTTGGCAAGACATCCCGATACTTAGAACGGCTACGCTGTTGCCTGTTACGGACATCCTGGGCCCCCTCCATATGACAACCTCGAATACATCCCGTACGTGTTATTTTCAAGCTATACAGCGTAACTTTGGACGTAGGCGTCTGCCTAGCGTTACTGCGCAGGCAACATGCAAGGAAGCGACAAGACGATACTAAGGCAATACAGCCTGTCGGCAAGATGGGTATCAGCCTGATTTTCGACCGCGCCATGCACGGCCCCACGCTGTTGCAATTTATGGCCGCAGCAATGAACCTGCTCAAGACGAAGTATGCCGTTGCATAAACTGTGAGGCTCGGCGGCAACTGTAGGGGAGCTAGAACCCAACGCCGAGCCTCTGCCGCTGTAGTGACAAGGCACCACCTCGACGCGACAACGCTACTCTACGAAACGATGATTTGCTAGCTGCCATTTCTAGAAAAGAGGCCCGACACCCGTGTGAGAACGGTCCGCCGTGTCGGGCCTCCGCCGCAGCATCCAGGGAAGGAAAGGGCGCGGCATTTTCATTCTACTACTCTGCCTGAATAAGGCCAAGGGGCAGAGACAGCCATCAGTGAACCGTGGGCTCATCGGCAGCCATCTCGTCGTACGGCTCGTGAAGACTCAACCGATCGTCCCTTAACCGTCTCGACACCTCGATCAAGCATGCGACCGCTTGGGACGTCGCTGCCTCGTCGACATCGTTCTCATCTTCCATCATTCGCCACCTCCGCCGAACTCCAGATAGGCTGACGGCAAGATACGACAACCGCGCGTATTCAACCACTGCCGCCAGCGTGCGGCAATACCAAGGACAACTCAACATGAACTCGTCTCTGCAGAAAACGCAGAAGCGCTTGCTGCTGCTTGGCTTCTCGCTCCCGAAATACGGCGCCGACGGTGACTACGGCAAAGAGGCCGATGACGCGTTTAACGCGGCGCTCGATCAGCTGGAGAAGCTTCGCGGCCTCGCCGCAGCGCCTCCGACTTCGTTACCCCCTCCGGTGCCCACGACCACAGTCGACATCAAGGATAGGGTCATCCCTGCCGCATGGATGCCGGATGCCAAGATCACCGGCATCGTCTTCCACTGGACGGCCGGCCAGAACAAGGCTAGCGACCTTGATCGTTCTCACTACCACCTCCTGATCGAGAGCGACGGCAAACACGTCCGCGGCGTTCCTTCGATCGACTTGAACAGTCTACCGGAGAAGAAGGCTGGCTATGCGGCACACACGCTGAACTGCAACACCGGGTTCATCGGCGTCTCGCTCTGCGGGATGGCTGGTGCTGTCGAAAATCCGTTCAGCGCCGGCAAGCAGCCGATCACACGCGTCCAGTGGGACGAACTCGCAAACGTTCTGGCGCAGCTCTGCAGGCGCTACGGCATCAAGGTCAGCCGCAAGACCGTGCTCAGCCATGCTGAAGTTCAGACGAACCTCGGCATCAAGCAGAAAGGCAAGTGGGACATCGCCCGCCTCCCTTTCGATGCCTCGATCAAGGACGCAGTCGCGATCGGCGACCAGATGCGCGCCATGGTGCAAGCCGAACTCTGAAACTTCCATCTACTGCAACAAGGAAACTATCCCATGATCCGCATCGATATGATTGCGGCGCGTCTTGTCACGCTGCTGAGCATCCTCGTCGTTCTCGCTTTCATCTTCCAGTCTGCCTATGCGCAGGAGGTGACGGCGCCTGTCATCGCTCGATCGTCGATCTGGTTCGACCTGTGGGCTATCGTTCAACCGCTTGTCGTGCTTTTCGGCTCCATTGTCGGACCCGTGCTTGTGACGTGGATCTCGGCGCGTTTGATCTCGCTCCTGAAAGGCGCTGACGAAAAGCAGAAACTCGATATCGAGGCACAGCTTCGTCAGGCTCTCCACGACTCCGCAGCAAACGCTCTCAAGTTCGCGATCGCCCGATCCGGGATCGCGGGCGGGACGATTGCCAGCATAACCGCATCGGCCGTCACCAGCGCAATGCTTCGCGACGCAACGGAGTATGTCGAGGAAAAGAACCCGGACGCGCTGCAGAAGCTTGGCATCACGCCGAACGCCCTGCAGGAAATCATCATGTCCAAGGTTCCGGATCTGCTGGCAAAGCAGACTGCTTCATAAAGGGTAGTCCCATTACGCCGAGCCTGCGATCTTCGTCAGGGGCCAGCCGCTTGGCGGTGGCGTGGCCCCTAGCTTTTCCGCACGCTGGTGGGACACGGGCGGCGCAAAAAGCGCCGGCAGCTTCAGCTCGGCCTGTTCGCGAGCACTTTGACTGCGATAGCCAACTTCTGCACCGCCTTGAATAGCGGGGTCGATTGTTCCTGCGCAGGCATGCGCGTCAACTCATCCTGAACCTCAGCGATGAGCTTTCTGATATCTGACATTCTGGCCTCTCCGTTGGCTGTGCCAGCTTTGAGATGGTCTGAGTGGCAGGTTCGTCAACCCGTCGTGTCGGCTCAAGTTCGGTGCACGGCTTCGATACTACTCGCACGTAACTTCTAAGGGCATCGGGAAAAATGAGCGGAGACGACATGAACAACGGCGGGCCGGACGTGAACCGAATCTACCAGGATGCCCTGACTGCGCAGCTGGGAGAGCGGGTGACAAACCTGAACCGCCGGCAGTCCGATCTTGAAACAGAGATGCGGTCGGGCTTCAAACAGATCGAATCGTCGATGTCGTCGATGTCGACCGAGATGCGCAGTGCTGTGTCCGCTCTGTCATCGAACATTGCTGAGCGAAACAAGCCTCAGTGGCAGGCGATCGCCGTCGCGTTGTCATTCTGCACGATCGTTGGCGGTCTCGTCTACTGGCCCATCAAGGATGACACCAGTGGCGTCAA